AGCAAAGCCAAGAAATTTAATTCCTGCCGATATGATGTTTCCAGCAGCAGCCGAGCCTTGGTCAAAAATTTGCAACGCTTGTTTTTTAAGTTGAATTGCAATTAATTGTTTAATGACGCTATCAGCAAAATCTTTAAATGATTTGCCGCCTTGAAATACAAAGTTATCAATTGCATCTTCCATGCTTTTAGAGAAAACTTGGAATGTTTGGGCGGCTTGACTAGCGGCATTAAATGCGTTGTCTTTGTAATCTTGAAACGCCTTGTTCCAACCATAAGAAAATGTTTTTTGTGCGTCTTGACTGTCTTTTATTGCTTTGTTGCGTTGCAATGCTAATTTAACGCCATCTCCATAAAGTTCATTTTCTTTGGCAAGAGCATTAGCCCGTGCTTCTGGGTCAAGATTTTTATTTGAATTAATTTCTTCAATTGCGTCTTTGCGTTTGTTTTCCAGCTTAAGAATTTCAAGGCTTAATTGCAAATCTTCTTTTTTCAAATCTACACCACGCAATTCAAGCATAAACATTTCTTGGTCACGTTCCATTTGTGTTTCTTGCATTCGTTGCTTATCACGCATCGCACCTTCGCCTCTTGTGTAGGCATCATTTTCTAGTGCTATTGCTCGTTGGGCTTCTTCCCATTTCTGAACGGCAACTTCAAAACCTTTTTTTTCTAAGTCGGCTTGTCGTTTTGCTGCGGCTTCTGCTTCACGGGCCAAGCGTCTGGCATCTGCCTCTGCTTGTCGTCTTGCTGCTAAGGCTTCTTTATCTACGCCAGGCGTTACAGTTCGCATTGGGCCAGAGGTTTGACCTGGACGTTTTGGCAATGTAACCGTTGGATTATCCCAAGGGCTAGGTGCACCAGATGGTGCTGACATTTGTTTATCAAGCGTGATTAGCTTTGCTTCATCAGCGTTTCTTTCCTGCATTCGTTTTTGAGCGATATTATCAATATCAGCCCATCGTCCTTCCACAATGGCGCTGTATGCATCACCCCACGAACCCATCACGCGCACAAGGTCTTTGACCTCAAACGCCATAAACGCAACGCCATAAGCCATTTTGTCAAAAATGGTTTTCCACAAACCTCCACCTTGATTGACGGTAGAAAATAAATCTACAAAATAATCTATGGTTTGCTTGAGCGAAGTTCCAATTTCTGAAGCCATTGTGAACTTAACGTCACGGGCGTGTTGATTAAGCATATCAAATGCATCGGCAGCATCTTGGATGGCCTTTGCTTGATATTCGGTCATTACGTTGACCTTATCCATTTCTTCTGCAACGCCAACAAAATCAACACCTTTGGCAGCTTTGCCAAAAATGTCCATTGCCCGTGCATTGCGAGTTAATGGGTCTTCAATCTCTGAAACCGCTTGAACAACACGTTTAAATAAATCTTCCGTTTTTTGGTTGGCAAGATCATTTAATGAAATGCCCATCTTGGCAAGAGACTGCTGCGCCTCAAACGAACCTGTGGCGGCTCCGTCCATGTACTTGGTAAAACTAGCAAGAAGTTTTCCAGAATCTTCAGCTTTACCGCCTGAGTTTGCCAGCGCATTGTTTAGCTTGATGATTGTGTCAATGGCAACATCGTTTGCTTTTGCAACGTCTGCGATTTCATCGGCAAAGCGCATTGCCTCAAAAGTTGAAGCAGCAAAAGATGCCCCCAAAGCAGTCAGCGCAATTTTAGTTTGGTCTGCAACCTTAACGCCAAAGTCGTATAGCTTTTTATTGGCGGCATCTAGCCCCCTAATAAATTCTGCGCTATCAAGACCAAGGACAACGCCAAGTCTTGCAATGTTATTCGCTGCCATTCTTAACCCCCAAAAGGTTGCTATCAAAGCCTGGCGCTTGAGACATAAACGCCAACAGGCTTGAGTTTACACTTGATTTTTTTTCTTCTTCACTAGCAGGCGGGAACATATAGTCATACGGCCTGCCAATCACATTTTTCAATTCATACGGGGAAGATGAAGATGACCTTATGTAATTAAAAACTCCAGTAACCAGTTTTCCAAGCAAGTCTATTGTTTTTTGATTTCCAATAACTCCGTCAACGTACATTGTTTGGATTTGTGCAAAAGTTTCTTCATTTATTGAATTAACAGATTCAAGGGTATGCCCATTAAAGACCATTGCATTTTTTACTTGCGTCCTTAATGAGCCAATTAGTTTCCCCGTGATTCCTCATACGTTGGGCTGATGGCCTCACCAATTGCTTTGACCAAAGACATTTGCACAGACAAAGGAAATTCTTCTTCAATATCTTTGTAAGTGATGTCGTCTAGCGTTTGATCTTCACTTTCTGGAACAAGCAATTTAATGTATTCAACAACGCGAGTTTCAATCATTGCTTTATTTTTGGCGGCTTCACGCATTGAGCGCCCGTTAACAATTACATCGTCATCAGTAAATTGAAATTCTTCTGATTCTTTATCTTTAAATTGCATTAACGATGAAGTCAATTGTTCATAAATAGCAACAATTTTTTCTTCGCTTGGATTTATTACTTTTGCATAAATTGCATCTGACTCAGATATTAAAGGAACGCGAACTCGAAAAGTGTGCCCACCTAATTCAAATTTCTTAATACGAATATCTTTTAATTTTTTTTCATTGCCGAGAATTAATGCTATTTTTGACATTTTATAATTTCCTGTGTTTATAGATACGTTTTTCCAAAATTGAAGCAAGATTGTTGACCACCATTTGAGCTTGAGATTCAATCGCTGGTCTTAAATACGAATGTTGCGGATTGTTTGCAGAGCCAAATTCTTGCGCTATTGCGCGTGGGTCGCTAGGAATGCCTTTAAACTTTGAAGCATCAAAACCCATTTTCGCCAATCTTTTTTGTGAACGAATAAGTCCACGACCTTGGCTCATAGCTGCTAATTTTTTACCTGATGCCGTAGTGACCGCCGCAATTGCAACGTCAGAATTATTGACATACTTGGATTTCTTATCTTTTTTTGTCGGCCTTCTTGCTTCAACAATTAAAGAAACCGCTAGTGCGCCAGTATCTCTTGGGACAAGTGACTGCGCCGTTCTTAGCACGGGTTGCATTGCTTCCCGAACCGCTGGCACTAAAACTTTACTTGATGCAGATTTATCGCCAATATCATCAGCCAAATCTTTAAAAGCAGCGGCTACATCACCAAGCCCTTTTAATTGAATTGTTACGGCTGACATATTTAATTCTTTATGATCTTGTCAAAAATTTCCTGATTGAGCGCCTGCACATAATTGACCACTTCCACAGGGGTCATTTGTGATGCGTGATTCTCGGCTATTTTATGGGCAAGGCTGACTGCCGTTAGCTTTTGCTGGCTACGTCCAAACCAATCCTTGCGTTCGCCCATTTGTTTAACAAGGAAATCCAACAAATCGCCTGTATTTTGTATCGTGTTTTGTGATGTGTTTTGTGTTGTCATTTCAAGAAGCGTAGTTTGTAAATTGTGCTGTCAATCAGTTGTGCAATTTCATCAGTGATGTTTTGCAGTTCGGTATCTTGTGGGAAGCCGTCAGCGTTTCGCAGTTCAAAGACTTCATCCTTCAGATACATCATGTAATCCATTACATCGGTTGGTGGTTCAAAGCCGCTAGTGAAGTTTGTGAGCAAATCATACTTGCCTTGAAAGGCTTCCACAAAGTCGTCCACATGGTCGCCGATTTCCGTGTAGTAGGTTTCCAGCGCCTTGTGCTGAGAATAGGAAAGGCTGACCAAATGGAGAATGTGAGCGCCCGTCACACTATGCAACAAGCACATTACAAACGCCATTACAGGGTCGTCTTTTTGTTGCTCAACGCTGAATTTCATGGTATCGCCTTGTTGTGAATATCCATTGGCATAAGCCGCACGACCTACAGCTTGCGCTTTGGCTTTGGTAGGAAAGGGGCCTTTGCCGCCCCAATACCAGCCATCAGGCTTCTTGGCTATTGGCATTTAGAGGGTTGTATTTAGACAACAAACGCAAAGCCACACCTTCGGCAGAATCAGTTTCTACAGAAGCCAATGCAGCAGCAACTTCGTTGGCATCAACCAATGAAAACCTAGCGATTAAGTCCAAGTCTCCATTAGCTGAAACCAACCCCTCAACCACTTGGTTAAGGGATTCCATTATGTGTTGCTCCAACCGTACTGATTGCCACGGGGTTGAATCGTAAACGTGCATTTAGCCTCTGCGCCTGGCTGTGCGTCAATTTGGAACTGAGACACGCGACCGTTGAAAGCATAAGCAATCGTGGTTGCACCGCTAACGGCAGCAACAACAAACGTGCGATCAATCACGCCGCTGTACGCATCACCACGAATCAGCAACAGACCAGCGTCAGAAGGATTCCAAGCTGCCGTGATGGTCATGCTAGTAGGTGCGCTTTGAGTCGGGATTTTGTCCGATTGACGCGAACCAGCAACAGCAAAAGATGCAACTGCATCGTCTTGACCAAAGGCAGGGACGGCTTCTACGTTCAAGGCAGTTCCTGATGCGCCAGTTCCGTTTGCCACGGTTCCAACCAAGGTTGCAACTTGACCTGTCCAAACTGCAAGGTTTGCGGTACTGAATGCCGTAGGCGTAGCGCCCGTTTGCATCCACATTGAGGCACTAAAGCCAGGTAGAACGACTGCTGGTGCTGCCATGATTTTTACTCCTAATTAAGCGTTGTTAACCCAACCGTAGAGATTTCCACGGGGTTGGACGGTAAAAGTAGCCTTAGCTTCTGCGCCAGGTTGTGCATCAATCTGCCATTGAGAGACACGACCAATGAAGCTGTAATAAATGATGTTTGTGCCATCAGTAGCGGCAACCACAAAAGTGCGGTCAACAATACCTGAGTATGCATCACCACGCAACAACAGCAGGACGGTATCGGAAGGATTCCAAGCCGCGGTAATGGTCATTGAAGTCGGGGCAGACTGAGAAGGAATTTTGTCGCTTTGGCGGGAGCCAGCAACGGTGAACGATGCAACCGCATCATCCTGACCAAACGCAGGGATTGCCTCAATGTTCATCAAGTTGCCCGAGACAGCAATAGCTGCCACGTTTGCCAAGGTGGACAGTTGAGCCAATGTCAACGGGGTTGGGGTAGTCAAAGGCTGTGCATACATTGATGCAGAAAAGCCAGGTAAAACTTTATTTGGGAGCGCCATTTTTCATCCTTTAAAAAAAATATGGTTTATTGTTTTATGTTGGGATGTCCAATGTGCAATCCATAAAGACTTCTGCCAACTTGTTTTCGTTGTCATAGGAATTGTAAAGCCATTGCACATCAGCTTTTGAAATCTGAAAACCATTAGTAGCGCCGCCAAATAAGCCGCTGTACCCGTGGAGCGATTGCAAAATCTGATTAGATATTGTAAATCCATCTTCCACCAATTGGGTAAAAACGGAAATCTGAAATACCGGACGATCAATGCCTTTGTTTGCTTG